TCGGCCCACTCTTGAATCTCTCTCAGAGTAGATATCTCATCGCAGTCACGCAACTCACACGTCAGGACAAGACACACTCGTCCGGTCGCACCACGAGCAAAGTAGCCAACAGCGTTGGTCATTGGATTGCCAGTGGTGTCACAGGCGCTACCGTTGTATTCTGGTAACATCGTAATCATACTTTTCCCCTATATCCTAATTCGATCATCGCTTGTACTGGACTGGTGCTCTTCGCCAGATCCATATACTGTTCAACAGTTGCATTCTTTACTAAAAAGTTAACCCACGCTTTCCAAGGCTTATATCCATATTTGAAACGAGCAACAAACGCAGGGCGCAGTTTGCCGTACCAGCTAGGATGACAGTCTGGACGAGCATCTTGCATCAACACTGCACCGTCAAAGGTGCCGTTGTACATCAGGTACATCCCGTCCCATGCGAAGTTTTCTTTGTTAAATCTAGTCATTTTGCATCTCTCTTTCGTTATCTTCAGATTATATAATAACACAGGTGTAGAGAATGTCAACCTTTTTTTTACTAAATTCCGAACTTTTCTCGATATTTTTCACGAAGAGCAACGAACTTGTGAAGGTGATTTATGGACTTCTCTATGAAGACCTGAGGCTCGCTGTCGTCCACAGCAATCACGGTGACAATTTTCTTGATAGGCACACCAGTCATCTCAAAGAAGCAGGCTGCATACACCGACTCCTGAATGAAGTATCCTTCTATATATTGTATGAGTTTGGGTCTACGAGAGGTCTTGTAGTCGATGATCGACAACTCGCCATCCCACTCTGCTATACAGTCAACACGACCAGCCACTGACAGCTTTTCACTGTACAGCGGCGCTTCTTGAATCCATACGTTATCGAGGTGTTTGTCGAGGACTGACTTGACAGTGTTGAACGTGAAGAGGTTAGCGGGCATTGCACCCTTCTTCCAGTCTGGATCGTTGTTCACGTACTTCTCTGCGAGTTCATGGACAGCGGTACCACGTGTGGCAGCCTGACTCATGATTCGATTTGCTTCAGCGTCACCCACACGTTTTCGCCATGCATCCAGACCAGATTTGTCTTGCATGCCTAGAACTGTAGTGACTGATGGGAGAACCGCTCCTGTAGGAGTGGTATAGAGACGGCCTTTTTCTGATAGATCCGCAGATAGTTCTTCTAGCAAAAAGCCGTGATTGACATGGTTAAACATACGTATTCCTCTTTATTTAAAGATAGTATACTACATGGTTATTAGGATGTCAAGTCTTTTTTATTTTTATTATCCTATTAGGACAGTGGGTGAGCCAGATATGATGATGCCTGCGTCAGCTGGATCGCCTATACGATTCGCAGGGAATCCACCTAGGAATACCTTCAGTGATCCAATGCCTGTGACCGCTGGGTGAGGAACACATACGTCGCCAGCTAGAATGGTGTGAGGAGCTATTATATCACCAGTTACTGCTGCCAGGCGGGCATTGATAAAGACCTTTACAGCCTTGGCCGCAATGATAGATGACGTAGCACTACAAGCATGGCCAGTTATGATCTTGTCGCTCATTCTTGCCGCTGGTGGCATATTATGATCCTGCCTGCACTAAGCTCTGAACTCTTGCGATAAACGATGGAACGTTCTGGTAAATCGTCTCTGGTAGAGATATGACAAAGGTCTGTGTCGTTCCCGTTACAGCTTCTACAGTCGTTACAGTGAACTGATGTGTTTTATCTACTTGATGTGGCTCAACCAAGTCTAGCGATATCAGTGCTTTGTACGCCGGATTAGTTGCCGCAAGAACTTCATCGTCTCTACTAAATGTCCGATAAGAGTAGTCTTCCATGAGACAGTGCCAGGTAGCACTAAATGGGCTAGTCTGTTCTGTTATCGTTACCGAAGATGATGTTGTCGAATAGTTGAACGTACTGTTTGGCGTTGCAACCACACTAGAGACTGACACACTGTTCACTTCGCCGTCTGGTACCGCTTGGAAAGTTACAGTAACACTAAAGTCGCTTAATGAGTAAACAGGAGGAAGTCTCGTAAGACTACCTTCGCCTGCACCTTCGGCATAGTAGGGATCTGCTCCCTGCGCTTCTGATGTGGCAATATTTAAAAAACCACCTAATACTGCATTCACGGTTGCCATAGAATTACCTTACTAGCGATGAGCCAGCGTTCGCTGCCAAAAATGCGTCTGTCTCTGCTTGAGTAAGTTGCTTACCAACTCTTGTTCCATCTGCGAGTTTAATAACTCTGATTCGTTTTTGTTCTGCCATGTTATCCTCTTAGCATTTGCTTGCGTTCTAGCTTACGTTCACGGGCATCAGAGAAGTCAGGAAAATCTTGGCCTTCTCCAAAGTCCCAACCCATTTGACCCAAACTTTCGGGACGTATCTCAAGAAGAAGGCTTTCGCCTTCCTCTCCGAGATTGTGATTACCGTCACCGTTAAGTTCGGTCATATCTTTAAGTTTTTCTTTATAGTTTTCCATGTAACTATTTATAGTCCTTGTCTATCTCGTTCGATGATATAGGATTTAACCAATTCGCTTCTTACAATATCACCTGCTACAAATTCAACAAAGCTAAACTCTCGCATGTTTTTGATGATCTTCATGAAGGTTCTTAGTCCCGACATTTCTTTCTTACGCTCACTCGTTAAGTCATCTTGCTTAACATCACCACAAAAGATAATTCTACAATTTTCTCCAACACGAGTCATGACTGTATGCAGTTCTTGGTCATTCATATTTTGAACTTCGTCAACTACTAAAATACAATCATCAAACGTAGATCCTCGCAAGAACGATGTCGAGATAAATTCTACGCTGTTTCTCTGCTTCAGTACTTCATATGCATCGCCACGTTGAAACAACTTCGTTGCGATATCATAGTAAGGACCCTCATAAACTTTCATCTTTTCTTTCTGTGACCCTGGGAGAAATCCCATATCACGAGAAGGCACTGTTGATCGAATAATGTACACTTTCTTATATTGTGTATTCTTCGACATAACTTCTTTAATAGCGAAGTATAGTGCTAGAAAGGTTTTACCGGTACCAGCAATACCATGTAACATCAAATTAGCTCCATCATCCCAGGCTGCGAATGCTTTTGACTGATTGTCAGTCATCGGGGCTATCGATTTACTTATAGCAAATCCATGAGAAAGTTTATTATTGTTGTCCAGTACTCCTTCTTGTCTTAGTACTCGTCTCTGCCTTTTAGTTAATCGTTCTTGTTGTGCAGGCATGTATAATCCCTTATGGTTACCGAGTCTGCATTTTACTCCCAGGGCTGTTCTTGTGAATATTCTTCAAAAGGGAGTTAAAGCTATCGGGTGTTTTTGTTATTCCCAGACGTGCGGGATCTCCTAAGGCCGGGGCTTTAGTGATGATCTGACGTAGATTGGGGTTTGCAGATAGATACGCTTCACGGTCGTCCATCTTCATAATCTCGTCAAATACTTCGCCTGTGGTGGTGTTCTCAAACGAATATATTGGCATAATATTTCTCCAAATTTATAAAAAAAGGCGATCAAGATGGATCGCCTTGTAGTGTATCCATCATAAGGATATTTATACTGAAAATTTCTTCTACAGCATCATTTCGTAGATTTCTTTCCAATTTTTTACTTTGATGATGTCTTCATGTTCATAGTCTTCAGTGAAGCTATGCTCCATGAGGATAGAAGTAAGACCTAACCGAAGACCCAATTCAGCATTCTGAGTCTTATCTTCGACCCAAAGACATCCGCTGTCTAAGTAGGGCAAGAGTGCATCATCTTTATCAGCACCCGTATCAAGACAAACGATCTTCTCAAAGGCAGTCTTGCCGAAGAGGTTCTCGATATTGTCTTTCCGCAACTTTGCGGCAAAGGGATTCAGACTCAAGCTAGTGATACAGTGGAAGACACAGCCAAGTTCTTCATGCATCTTCCGCACGTACTTGACTGCATCCCGAAGAGGAGGAATGCAACAGATAGCCGCACTCTCGTTGAAGGTCTTGATTAGAGCCTTCATCTCTTCCCGAGGTAGACCGTAAGTCTCCTCTAGATCGTAGCTGTTGACTTCAGCGATTGTACTGTAGCCATGCTCTTTCATCCAGTTATTGAAGGTGTATAGCCAATCGACTAAAACTCCATCACAGTCTACTAGAACTAACTTCTTATTCATACTCATCATGTCTCTTCTCTTCTCTCTATCATTTCATTATACACATACTATAGCATACGGAAGAGGCAATGTCAACCACTATTGTTTAAAATACGACTCTTTATGTGATCTTTTTTGCCTTCTGGCACGTTGAATGTCAGCCTTACGTTTGTCATATCGCTTAGAATCTTTCTTCTTTCCAATGCTTTCCTTGGAGTAGTCTTCTTCGATCCATTCACGAAATTTTTTACCTTTGGACATGAATTTTCACTCTTACTTCTAGTTGATGTTATGCTACTTTTTTGGGTCGACCACGGCCACGCTTTTCGGGGCTGGCTTCTATGGGATTCTGAATGATGGGTCCAAATGCTTCATGGATAGCCTCAACTGGCAAATCAGGGTATGGCTCTTTAGCAAGCATCTGTAACAAGAGAAGCGCATCGTCTTTATCCACTGATTCGAGCATTTGGATAAACAGTGATTCTTTCCTCACACGGTCAAGGTTCTCGCCGTCTTTCATCTCGTTGACGAAGTACGAAAGCTTACGTGCTTCACGATACAACAGTCCATGAGACTCATTCACAACCGATGGTCGATAGGGAGGCGGAGTAGTGGGAAGGTCAAAAGTAAACCTTCTATCATACATTAGAATAAGGATGTTCCGCAACTCTTTCGAATTGTTTGCTTTAAGGAACTGAGCCTTCTCTGCAATAGTACTCAATGCACGGGCATCTGCCACGATTTCTGCTAGGGATCTTGTAGTCATATTAAAACTCCGACTGGTTGTTGGTCGTATCAAAATTCACTGATACTTTCCATTAGGTTTCTAAGTTTGTTTTTGATGAAGTAGTTTAGCAACTGGCTTCTATCTTTTGGATTCGCTTCTTCGTATTTCTCTAGAATCGTTTCCTTGATAGAAGCTGGAACTTCACTTAAGTCAATAAGTGTCTTGTTCCTCATATAGTTACGCTTTACTTCATTGTCCATTTTATTTATATCAGCCCAATCTATGATACGTTTCTTCGTAACTGGACGCTGTCTGATACCCATAACGAACGTATTATCTGGTGACAACACGTTAGGCACACCGTCACCGGTGTCGCCCTTAAGTATATGCTCAAACAGATATTCTTCTGGATTAGAATGTGAAATCCAACGCTTACGTGTAGGATCATATTGCTTCACGTTTGCATACCTATGTAGTTGCTTGAAGTCATGATCACCCGAGAGGATCAGAATAGGCTCACCCACGTTTAACGATTTGCCCTCTTTGTGGACGATAGTGCCGATGATATCATCAGCCTCACATGCGTCAATCTGAATGACCTTATATGGAAAGAATGTCTTCAGTTCTTCACGGATGTTATTGAGAGCAACAAAAATTGCATTCCAATCCAACTCAGACGACTCTCGTGCCTTACGGCGATTCGCTTTGTAGTATGGATACGCTTGTCTACGCCAATAGTTCTTATCGTCACACGTGATCAACAGTTCGCCAAACTCCTGATGGAACTTTTGACGATTGAATCGTAGTGTGTTTAGAATCATGTGTCTAAGCATGTTCTCGTCCACCTGAGCATTTTGGTGATTGCCAATCTGCATCATCATGTTCGAGATCATAACTTGGTTCAAGTCTACCAATATCATAATTTTCTCCTGGTTTAAGTTATATGAACATTCATAATAACATAAACATTTGCACTTGTCAAGTCATTTATTAAATTATCTATCATCATCTGAGTACATTGCTTCCAAAAATTCGTCTAGTAGTTCTTCGTAGTTGATATAGATATCATCGTCACCGTCTTCATCAAGGATTATACTGATAGACTCTGAGATAGCATGATACGGATGCGGCTCGTCTACACACCTGTAAATGAGTCCACGTATCGCTTCTTGAATAGACAAGATGTCGAGTATGGATTTGGGATTGTCTGTGACTCGAATTCCCATATCCTCAAGCGCTACGATGATGTCTCTAGACGCCTCAAGAGCAAAGAAATTAGCAATCTCTTTGTCACTATCTCTAGCAAAGATATCTAACTTCTCCTCTCGTTCTCTTAAGCGCCTTTGGGCTTCTGCAAAGTTAATGACATTAGCCATTACTTTAATACCTTTAGAATGACTGTATCTGCATTGATACGACCATCTGCCGGAGTCTGTGCTGTTTTCAGAGCCTTGAGTTCTTTAAGCGCCTTAGCCTTAGTACTCT